ACAACAGTTTCAAACGCACCGGTATCAGCAGTTGATGATGCTTCGTTAATCAAATATGACGCTTGGTTTTCATATAACTGCGCGATATTTTCTTTTAGGTGTCCGTTAAGCCCGTCAAGGAAACCTAACTTGTCCCATTTGTTAATTGTGTCTTCTTTGATAACTTTAAGGTGCTTAAGACCGATGTTACCAACAAGACCACTTTCTAATAATGCTCCCATTTTTGTTTTTTGTTTTTAGGATTTTTATTTATTTTTTACAATTTAGACATTAAATCCTTAATTCTTAAGAACTGAGGGTTTTCATATGTCTTTGACTCAATAAGGGTTGTTGCTGAACCCGAAGTTTTATTCGAATTCAATTGTCTTTCAACACTCTCTGAAATATTTTTAGTTTCAGTGTGAGAAAGTTCATCCTTAACAGTCTTGTAGAGTTGCTTTGATTCTTTAAGAGATTCTACCGAATCAAATCTTCTCAAGATATTTATTTTTTCTTTTTTGGTAGTGGAATGTTCTGTGAACAATCTTGTAGCATAAGCTAAATTAGAATTGAATACAGCAACTTCATTTAGTTTTTCTCTGAAAACATTCAAAGCTTTTCTGTACTCTTCATTTTTTTCTCTGAGCATTTTTAACTCAGCGTCAATTGATTCTACTTTAACGCCATTATTACCATAAACATAATTTCTATTGTTTGTGATACCTTTTCTTAATCCTCTACCTTCTTTAGACCCCATTCCATAAGTTCTAGCAGCTTCTTTTGTTTCTTCTTTGGTTTCATAGTCTTTTTTTCCAGGTTGTGTTTTAGATTTGTCACCTTTGTTTCCTCCGAATTTACCTTCGTAGTCTTTGAAGTGTCCATCTTTACCTTCTCCAGCTTTCTTTTCAACACCGTCTACTTTTTTACGCTTGTATTCGTGTTTCTTAGAGCCGAAGTCATTCCCTTCTTCCATCTCACCTTCTTTGAACTCAAATTTTGCTTTACCAGTACCCATAGTTTTAGGGCCAGCCTTTTTGTGGTCGTCAAATCCTTTTTTAGGTAAAGTACTATCGTACTTAAACTTAGGATGACCCATTCCAACGCCTTTTGGTTTTACAGTCATTTTAGCTTCGGTCAGGTCGTAATCTTCAGAAGCCATCTCGTATTCCATCATGTCCGAATCTTCTTCATCCATCATTTCCTCGAGTTCTTCTTCCATTTCTTCCTCAGCCATTTCTATTTCATACATGATTTCATCTTCCGAATTATCTTTTCTTGAAGAATAAAGGGCTTCTATAACAGCGTCTAAATCTGCATCTTCTTGCATATCTAGTTCTGAGAAATCCATTTCATCTTCCATCATGTCTTCACCTTCCATCATTTCGTCCTCTTCTTCCATCATTTCATCTTCTTCTTCCATTTCGGATTCTTCAAGTTTAACGATGTATTCAGTGTCCTCACTTTCGTCGGTTAGATGAATTTCATCTCCGTCTTTCACAACAACGATTCCATCTTCTGGTCCCATTGCTTTGAAAGCTTTGATTACTTCTTCATCAGTCATGTCGGTCATGTCAATAGTGTCTTCCATATCATCGAAATCCATATCTTCCATTCCCATATCTAATTCTTCAGAGTCTTCCATATCCTCTACCTCGCCACCCATGTCTAACATGTCTAACTCGGTATCGAACTCAACCTCATCATCTTCTTGTTCAGAAAGAGATTCCTTTACTAACTGACTGATTTCTTCCTTCATAGTAGAAGCAAGTATTCCTTTTGCGTTTTCGGCAATTACCTCCTCAACATTTTTCATTTGAATGAGTGCCTCTTCAACTAAATTTTTAGTTTCTTGCATGTAAATTGTTTTCCTAATAAATAGTTAATAAAATAAAAAAATCCGTTTGTACCCCTTTTTATTAAAAAAGGTACGAACGGAAATAAAAAAGGTGGGTTGCCCCACCTTTAAAAATCAATCAATCACTTCATCAATTTTACTTTCAACTACCGAGATAATTCGCCAATCGTGCTGGAAGCCAGTGTATTTTTTAGTTACTTTAGCTTCGACATCAGTCACCGAAAACCCATTAACGAGTTTTTCTTCTCTGATTTTTTTAACACGTCCAGAGTTTTCATCCGGCAAATCATAAACGATTTTTGCAATAAAGAATTTTTCTTCCATAATAAATAAATTAACGATTCAAATAATCGGTTAATTTTTTCATTAAATCAACTGACTTACCCATTCCAGAGTCAGAAATTTTTTGTTTTTTTTCTTCTTCTAGATTTTCTTCATACATACTTCTTTCCTCAGGACTACCAAAAAGGTATGCACCTGGAGTTGATGGTGAGGAAACTAAGTCAAAGCAAATCAACTCAAAATCTTCTTGAACTTCATTTTGGTCACCTTTTTTTGCTAGCGAACCAACACCTCTCGACGACACACCCATAGTCACTCCCTGACGCATTAAATTAGCCGCGATATCACCCTTAGTAGAAACTATTCCACTTTCATGAAATCCTGGTGATGTTAACAATTTTAATTTACCCATTAAAATATTTCCATCCCACCAAACGTCGGTAATTATATGTGAAACTCGGTCCAAATCAATTAAAGAAGATTCTGGATGGTTCAACTCTGAAGTTGATAATCCTTTTTTAATAGCTGTTTTATACCTTTCAGCTTCTCTTTTTAAAATTTTTTCCGGATACACTCTCCCGTTTCTGTTTGGAACACCGTATTTCTGTAGTACAGCAAAAAATTCAAATGGATTTCTATAGTCAATTTCTTTGGTTTCCCTGAGAATGGCTTCATTCAAAGGGTCTCTTGGTGATACGTATCCAGCATCCATTTCTACTAGAATGCCTCTGCCACTATCTTTAGGACCCAAAACTGGTAAATCTTTCATTATATCTTTTAAAGATAAATATTCTATTATAGCGTAGTTTTTATTTTTAGTTTTTCTTTACTTGAACTAAACGTAAAATATTCATTTCTTATAATACAATCCTTGTAAATTTCTTTGATAATTTTACGAATTAGCTCTTTTAGTTGCGACCCTTTAAAATCCAATTCTATTTTAGTATAAAGATTAATTTCAAGATTCATAAATGATTTTTTATTAAGTTGAATACCACTAGTTCTCAGGTCTAAGTCAACTATAAATTTTTCTGAAAATATTTCTCGATTAATACTGTGATAAACTGAATGTTTTATGTCTCGAGACAAATTTGCAACAACTCGTTGCCAATTTTCGCTTTCTTTCTTTGGACAAACCCACGTTTGGATGTTTATGTACATCGACTTTAGGTTTTTAGAATCCACGGTACCAAATGATGTTTTTAAAGATTCATATTGATTTAATTTTACCGTCTTACCTTTCTTCATTAATATTAAAGTTGAAAATAGATTATTTATATTCAAAGAATAAGAAACTTTTTAACAATTCCAAATATTTCTAGAATATGTTAATAGTTGAAGTAGATAAGAATATCGAAAAAGCGCTTAAGATACTGAAGTCAAAAGTTATTAAAACTAGACAAAATCAGTTGTTAAACGCCAAAAAAGAATTTGTAAAAAAATCTGTATTAAAAAGAAACAAGATAACCAAAGCGGTCTACGTTCAACAAATTAAGAATCAAGTAGAATAGATTTTTCCAAATTCTTTAGTTTAACATAACTAATTTGACTGTACTTTTCATTACCAATTTTTCCGATTGTTTCGGAAATTTTTCCTTTAAGTTCTTCATCACCTTCTTTTTCTGAAAGAAGTTGTAATTTGTTCATAGCAGACTCCTTAAGGGTGTTAAATTCTGTTTCCAAATCAACATTATTGGATGCAATGACATGGAAAATTTCTTTTCTAGAATTTTCATCCAAATTTTCTATGTATTTTGATAATGTTTGATTAGCAATCGAAACCATGGACTTTAAAGGAATTTTAGGAGAATCAATAGGTTTTTTTATTGATTCCATTAACTTACTAATAATCTCTTTTTTTGAAATCAATCGTTCTCTAATATCTACTTTATTAAAGTAAACTAAGTTATCAATATTTTCATATAAATTATGAACCTTTTCACCATTTTTAGGTAACTGAGTTATTTCCAATAAGTGTCTTACAACATTTAGCGCTTCTTCAAAAAACTCTTTTGCTTCATTTTCAGACAACCCTTGTGGTTTGGATAAGTCATCGTAAATTGAATATATTTTTGAAAAAGATTTGTTTGATAAAACATTATGTCTAAATTCTTTCAATGTTTGCTTGAAAGTTGAGGTGTCCTTGTAGGACTCTACTAGGTTTTTTTCTATAATAGATTTAATTTGTCCGAAAGTCATGAGGTCGTAATTAATCTCTTATAAATATTACGAATTTAATAACTTATCTAGTTCATCATTTAATTTACCTAAACTTTGCTGACCAACACCTAAATTTAAATATTTTTTACCATATAAATTAGATTCAATCAATAAATTCAAATCTTTACCCCTTATTGATTCTGGGGTTATTTCAGCTTCTTCGGGAGCTGGTGTTTCAGGTGTTTCGGGAACTCCAGGTATACCACCAGTATCCCCACCACCAAAATCTTCTCCGCCTAAAGCACCACCTAAGTCAGGAATACTTCCTCCACCCCCACCTAATGAAGCGGCTGCAGGTTCAGAAGTTTCTCCTGGAGGAGCAGCTGGAGCTCCCTCTCCAGGTTTGTTGCCGTATAAAGCATCAATCTGGTCAAATATACCAGTTTTAGAAATTACTGTTGGGGTATTTTTAAGTTCTTCACCAATTGCCCTTTCCATTCTTTGCTGTAGCAGGTCAGTCTTAATTTCGTCATCAGACCAATTAAAAATGTGTTTTTTAGCCCATGTAGAAGATGCTGGTTGAATGCCATTTCCTGGGTCAGAAACCAAATCACGATAAAGTAATACTTTTTCCTTCCATATATCAACTTTAAGCAAATCTGCCTGTGTTGAGGGGTTTGTGAGCCCCAAAGTAAAATTAGAAATTTCTTCTTCGAATCCTAAAATAAATAAATGCACTATGGCAATTTTATTTAATTCTTGAATCATCGATTTTTGAATTCGATTAATAGTACGGGCAAAACGAATATCCTGTAAAGCTAAACTTTTACCATCACCAACAACTTCTTCAAATCCAAGAAACGCCTTCGGAATACGTAGAGCGGTTACCAGTTTTTTCTGGATATATTCAATGTCCGCAATTTCAGAAAGATTTTGGGCACCGGGCAAAGTATCAATAGGACTAGGTTGCGCTGGGTCTCTTACAGGTATAAAATAATCCTGGTCAACAGCCATCTGATTGAATCGCATATCAACATTACCTGTTTTCGAATCGACAATTTGTTCTCTTTTGAATTTGTTGGCAACACGTTGTACATAAGCTTCAACATCATCATCATTCATGTTTCCAACATAAACCTTAAAAATTCTTCTTTCTGGCGCACGAGATGTACGATAAATTAACATGGCATCCTCAGATAGCAACAATTGTTTCCAAATTCTTCTTGATTTTTCAAGCATAGAAGTACCATAAGGAAGTTTTCTATCGTCCCCAAGCAATCTAAAATGTGCGATTTCCCATGGTTGGAATTCCATGTTTTGGGGTTTCCAAGTAAATCTCAATCCTTTGTCATCCGTATTTTGAGGGACACCGATTGATGAATTTCTAGTTGCAAGCCCTTGTTCAAATCTTTCGATTTCTATATTGGGCAACTGCTGGCAACCTATAACCCCTTTTTCAGGGTCTAATCTCATGTAAACAAAATTATCACCATACTTACAGGTGTTTCTTGTCCACATTGCAAGGTTAGTATTAATGTCTAGTGCGTTATTGAATAAATCAACTAGTACTGACTTAATTCTTTTTGACTCTGAATAAACCTGAAGAATTAGACCATCCTCATTGGGTGTAGTAGATTCCTCGGCATAAATGTCCAACGCAGCAGAAATTTCTGGAGTGTTGTGTGAAAAAATAGTGTCTGTGGCAAAATTCTTATAGCCAGGAACTGTTAAGTCGTACACAGGAATAATGCCAAAAGGTTCAATAGATTCAATTTTGTGATTTAAATTGATTACATCACCTTTTGATTTTGCTGTGGAATATTTTGACTTTTCAATACCATAAGCTTCTAAAAATGTTTGCCAATCAGAATATCCTGAATTAACAACCTCTCTTTGTATTTTCCTATATGAAACATTTAATTTTGTTGCTGTTTTTTTGAGAGTTTTTTCACCTCTAGCTGCTTCAATAATATTGTCAAAACCAATTGTGAAATACGATGGATTGTTTACACCAGAACGCTTACCATCCCAAGACATTTTACCCTTTCTTTTTGCAACCTCAGACATTTTTTCCCTAAACTTAGGATTGGACCATAATTTTTCGTTGTTCAATTTTGCGTGATAAGCCCTATGTTCAGAAATTTTCATTATTTGAAGATTTTCTGGTTGATTATTCTTACCATTAAAATCAATATGATGAACTTCTTCGTCTTTTTCTATCGAGATGTCGTAAAACCACTGTGCAATTAAATTATGTTCGGAAATCCAGCCATTATGGCCTTCACTAGAATTACAAGTATAAATCCAATTATACTTTTCATTATTGAAAAAAGATTTACGATAAAAGGGCATCATAGAATCTCCTTTTTGTAAATTCATTACTCTTTCAAAAGAACCA